GTCTAAAATGAATATTATTTTTGAAGGAACTCGCGAAGAATGTTTTGCATTAGAGTATGCTCTGAGACCACGTAAGGGAATTGGTTGGAATAGAGCTATAGGTGGGCAACAAGGGTTTCGAATTGGATTTACACATTCGGATAAAACAAGAGAACGTCTTAGATCTAAATGGACAGAAGAAAGAAAGGTTAAAGCTTCTTCCCTTAAGAAAAAGCTTAACCAGAAGCTTAGGGGACAAAAGAGGCCTAAACAATCTGCTGCAATGAGTGGAAAGAATAATCCAATTTATGGAACAAAAAGACCACAATACGTTATTGATGCTATGGTAAAAGCTCATAAGGGCAAACCTTCCTCTAATCGACAAGAACTGTATTGTATTAAATGTCATAAAAGAACTTCATATTCAAGATTATTAAGGTATCATAACAAATGTTCAATTATATAAGGAATTCAGAGATAAGTCTACGAATAGGAGTCAATCCATTTAACTGGAAGTGGGTCCCGGCAATAGCGTACGATGCTCCGACTCCTTTTTATCCTAAGAGACGTACATATGCTTTAGCCTTTCTATTCCTACAAGTGTTTTTAGACGTTGATGATGGAACATCCGATCTATCTACTCTGACAAAATTATTTAATATGGAGAACATTGATGTCCACGAAGTGGGATCTGAGGTTTCTGAGGTTGGCGAGAGAAGTCTCGAGTTGGAGTAAGGATCCAAGCACACGGACTGGAGCAGTTATAACTGATAGTAAGAGACATATTGTTTCTGTCGGATATAATGGCTTTCCGAGCCGTCTTGTTGATACCAAAGAACGTCTGGAGGATAGACCTACAAAATACAGTATGATCGTTCATTGCGAGATGAACGCTGTAATAAACTCTCCAGCTTCTGTTGAAGGTTGCACGCTCTATACATGGCCATTCCTCTCCTGCGATAGATGTGCTGTGCATATGATTCAGGCAGGAATTATTAGAGTAGTTGCACCTATTCTGCCAGAGCATCTATATGACAGGTGGCTCGAATCAGTTAATAAAACTAAGTCTTATTTTTCTGAAGCTGGAATAGAAATTGTAGAAGTGGATATGGCTATTGATTGAAATTGGTTCCACTCTCAACGGACTTCTTAATGTTGAGCTGATTCATGAGGCTGATACTAATATCGTAGCATTTGTCGGACAGAATCCTTCTGCTAAAGCGGCTAAGAATGGTAATACATTTCCAAGATTAAATGATTGGGTCGATAAGCTTGGATTAGATACGTTTACATTCATGAATGCTTATCCATATGCAGGAAAGTGTAGAGTTAGTGATGTAAACCTTGACAATTTAAGAAAAGCATTATATAAGTTTAATAAGGTAGTTGCTTTAGGGAATTTTGCCGCTGAGGCTCTTACGAAAGCCGGCATCCACCACTTCAAACTACCTCACCCATCTCCACTCAATAGACAGATTAATGATGATAGATTCATTAATCAGTGTTTACAAGAGTGTCGTCAATATCTATTGGTTTGAATTTACACTTCCAATATAATATGGAGGTAGTTTGTTACCAAGATAGACAGTTAGATAAACACAGTAAGGTAGATTTGAATCACTATAAATAATTATGCTATATTTTAGCAGAGTTTTTAAGCGGCTACCCCTCATGGTGAGGGCCAAAATATTTTCCGCTTTGGGATCTCCAAAATCCCAGAAAAAACTGATATGAAAGGTATATCAAATGAAGAATAAGATTAGAGTTGCCATCATTGGTGTTGGTAACTGCGCAAAAAGCTTAGTAGAAGGTGTCGCCCTCTATTCCAAGACTGGTCAGACAGACGGTCTAGCATTTCCAGAAATCGGTGGTTACAAAGCAGAGAACATCGAGTTTGTCCTAGCTTACGATGTTGATTATCGTAAGGTTGGAAAAAGACTAACTACGGCAATTTATCAAAAACCAAATTGTGCTATGAATATGGATGTCGATTCATGTGATCTTCTAAATGTTGGATGTAATATTAAAGTTCAGATGGGACGAGTTCTTGACGGAGTTGCTCCACATATGATGGATTTTGACGAGGATGAAGCTTTCCGAATTGATGAGGAATCGGAACAACTTACAGAAGATAAATTTTTAGAAGATCTTCATGAACATCAAATAGATGTGGCTCTAATTTATCTTCCAGTTGGTTCAGAAGTAGCTACTCAATTTTATGTTGAGGCTCTTCTTAAAGCTAAGGTTCCATTTGTAAATTGTATTCCAGTTTTCATTGTATCTAATCCAATGTGGGAAAAGCGCATTAAAGCCGCTGGAATTCCTGCTATTGGTGATGATATGAGATCACAGCTTGGAGCATCAATTATGAGTCAGGCGCTTCAAGAACTCTTCTTTAATAGAGGAATGAAAGTCAAGTTCCATGAACAAACTAATCATGGTGGTAATACAGACTTTCTTAATATGATGGATCAGAGACGTCTGGCCTCAAAGAAGATCTCGAAAGAAAACGTAATTAGGAGTCAGAATGACATTAGAGGAATTCCGGTTCCCAAGAATGGAATTTACGCCGGTCCATCATCTTACATTGCTTACCATGGTGACAATAAGGTCGCTCATTTTAGAATCGAAGCGGAAGGCTTCGGAGGGGCTCCCGTTATTTTTGACGCACGACTATCTGTGCAAGACTCTCCAAACTCAGCCGGAGTTGTTATCGATGCTATCAGGTATCTCCAAGTAGCTCGTGAGACGGGGATGGTTGGTTCTCTACGAGGGCCTTCTGCGGCTACTCAGAAGACACCACCAACTCAGATGACGATCGATGATGCTCATCGTGAGTGTGAGGCTCTTGCAAATCGTAAGTGGACTCAGTCTACGCGTACGCATAATACTCCTGATAATCAAGTAGTAGTAACATTTAATGATGGAACTGAAGCTCTTAGAGGACTTGGTGTAGTAGTTGAATAAAGGAAAAGGAAATAGATAATGAGTTTAGTTAATCATGCTGAAGAAGAACTGAAGTACATTCGCGGTGATGAATATAATGATATGGTAGCCGATGCGGTTCTTGAAATTATTAGAGTGTTTGCTGATCAGGGACATTCGGGATTTAGTGCTAGCATCACCACTAACATCGTAGAAAAGCTCATGCGCTTCGAGCCACTGACACCATTGACTGGTGAGGATAATGAATGGAATCAGATTAAGGATAATCTCTATCAGAACAGAAGGTCTCCCAGAGTATTCAAAGAGGATGGTCAGGCATATGACATTGACGGAATAGTATTCAGAGATCCAGATGGATGCTATGTAACGAATAAAGATAGTCGCGTGAATATAACATTCCCATATACTCCAGTTACTGAAATAAGGGATCGTGATTAATTCATTTGATCTAGACGGAGTTATCTATATGGGCGAAAACCTTATAGGTCTTCGACCACAGGCAGAGGATGTTATTATTACTGGACGATCTGTAAATGAGATGGAATACACTCTAAAATGGCTTCGCAGTAGAAATATTAGAAACTCAGTATTCTTTAACAATATTCTATTTAATGAGAAGACAAGAGAAAAGTCTGGTATTCATAAAGCTAAAACATTAAATAATCTCATAGATAATGTGAAACTTGATATTCAGTTTCATTATGATGACGATCCTATTCAGGCCGATATAATTGAGCGAGAATGCCCACATGTAAAAGTCATTAGAATCGTTCATGACTTAGTTGAAAAAGAGAATGTATGGCATGGAGATACTGAAACTTAATCCGTGTCCATTCTGTGGCACAATAATGAAACAACATGAGCATTGTTTCTCTCATCCAAGACCAACACATGGTGATTGTATTCTGAGGCACTATTCTTTTGATAATCAGAAGGTTAAAGAATGGAATAGGCGTGAATGTTAAATACACAAGAAACAATAAATTTAAGTAATAACCAACTCTGGAATATTTGCAATCACGAGATAAGAAAAGACTATGGCGCATTCATTCGCGAATTCAACAAACGAGAGTGGTGCGTACGAATTGGCAGGACACATGAAACCTTTGAAGATTACGTTAGGACAGGATACCAACACCAAGAGAGATTCGGTACAGGATTTGTCATTGACAACAGACCGATACCGTATTTCCACCCCAATCGTTCATTCCATGACGAGATCATCTGGCTCAATCAGAACCTCTATTACCGTACCGATGTTACCTTCGAGAATAAGCTGGTCAACTCAGCTATCGTTAAATTCTATGGACCATCTAGAACCCTCTCAATCATCACTGGACACGCAGGAGATTTGCCGTATTTGGTTCGGACAGAACTACCATTCATCGACTTCCAGCGCCTCCAAGTAGACAAAGAGTATGAGTACACGCTGATGTCTAACATCGAGTTAGCATCACACCATAAGCAACAACTCTGGGGAACTACAGAGTTAAGAACTTCACTTCAAATCGCATCGAGGAACCATGCTCGCAATAATCCTACTATTATTGATACCCGTGGCTGTATATTTAATTCTAACGTACTAATACCGAAAAATTCAGATTCCTCGCAAAGGAAGATGCGTACGTCTGATATGATCGCTTGGCTTAAAGATCTAACACCATTTTGGTCTATGTTCTATAAGACCAAACCAACAATGAAAGAGAGCTATGAATTTCTTACAGCGATTCGTGGGATCGGCCCGTATTACGGCTATCACTTCTCATCTAACTTATCTCGAATGCCAGGGGTGGGTTATCGTTCAATTATTGAAATTGAGCATAAAGAAGAATTTAAGAGGCTTGGCATCGATCATGGAAACCTTGATGAGGACGCTGACTTTGTTGTGGCTGGTCCGGGGGCTTCCGCTACTCTTAAAAATCTCTTCCCTACTGTGCCTATAAATTCAACCACTACAATGTTTCTTCTTCTTAAAATTAGAGATATGCAGCATAAATTCCTTGACATTTCTAGTGAAATGGATTATAAGTATCATACTGAATCCACAGAACTCGGAAGATTCACGACATTTGGTTGTGAAATCGCTAGCTGCCAGTATAATGTTTTTAGACGCCTGAGAGAGAATGCTCAGGCTGCTTCTGCAAGAGCTAATGCTCCTATCTCTAAGGAGGTTGGCAATACATCTTCTACACTCGAAAGTTTTCTGTTGTGAAAAACTATATTACAGTATGTAAAAATGTTATAGCATCAAACAATAGGCGCGGATGGATAAACCCAGATCCAGCCATTAGAGTAAGCAACTCACCATCGGGTAAAGTTGTTAATCGAGCTCACACTCTTCTCATCAAAGACAAGGATGGAAATACTGTAGCTCGTATCGTATCTACTCAAGACGGTAATCCAGTTATTAGTTGTGGTGCTAAGGTAGCAATCGTCACAGAATATCCATCGGAGCCAGACTTTGAATAGATCACTCGTTGTAGCTCCATTTATTCCTATCGCTCAGTTTATGGCTAGCCATAGAGCTGCTCAGGGAGTAATCTATGCTGATATGATCAAGCAGTCTACTGGAGATGAGGTTGTTGTAAATTTTAGTGGAAAAGTATGTGAAGACTTTAATGAGTTCGATAAAGTGTATGTCTATCACGGAAATGACTGGTCTGGTGGACTTAATCTCTATGGTGGAACAGAAGGCTTTCCATATGCTTGGAATTTCAGAAACCTTACTCTCTTCAAGGGACCGGTCGTATCACTTGCCATACCATTTCCAGACTATCATCGACAGTTACAAGAGAAACTGGTTCAGGACCGGAGTAATGGTCGTAAACCAGACTCAGCATGGGACGATGTAGATTGGGACAACTTAAAGAGAATGGAAGATGCTCCTGTACTTAAGCACCCTCATATTACTCCTAATATTGTTATCGGTGATTCTCACTCTATATGCATGTATCGCCCTGGTTGGATGGTTAATTCTGTTCCTTATAAGACGCTTCGCGGAGCTCTTAAACAAGGTCTTGAAACATTTGTAAAAGATTCTTACTGGAATACGGATGGTGTAGAGAACATAGAGATCTATTTCGGTAATATCGATTTAAGACACCATTTCTGTAGAACTGAAACAAAAGAAGGTACCGAACTGTGGCCCTCACCAGAAGAACTGGCAGAAGATTATTTTATAGCAGCTTGCCAACTTAGAAGAACATTCCCTAATCTTAAATCAACTGGAATCTACGAACTCTTGCCTTGCGAAGAAGAAGCTCGTAAACTACCCCAGTCAGGGTGGTTTATGAAAAAATCATTCTGGGGATCATGGAGAGAAAGGATGGATGCTAGAGATAAGTTTAATGATTGGTTAGAATATCGCTGCTCTAAGAGTGGTAATGTACGATTTATTAGATGGACTGAGTATCTTCTAAATAAGAAGGGCGAGTTGGACCTCCATGCAATGGAATATAAGAAATCAGTTCATTTATCAAGAATGTCGTATCCTTACTGGACTGGTATCGAGTACAACACTACTCAGATTAAGGACCCCAAGAAACAAGGTCTTCCCGCTCATCCAGTAGTTCCTCCAACAGCATCTCTGGAGTGTTTCTTTTGACGATTACTACAATGATTATATGTTCTCTAGTCTTACTTGTTGTCGGATTTCTAGACGCAACACTAACATCCAAAAGATTAGATAAATAATTTTGTCAGTGCGCTAGTATAAATAAAGTATGATAGAAGCTTATGTTTATCACATTGAAGATCCTCAGCATCCGGGCGACACATCCTATGGTTATATTGGAGTAGTAACTGAGTCAAAAGGTGTTTTCAAAAGATTCAGAGAACATTGTAAGACTTCTCGTATGGGGCAAGTTATCAAAGAGAATAACGTAAAATTTGATAATGTTAGGACGATCTATAGTGGCACTAGAAAACAGTGCCAACAATTAGAAAAAGAACTTCGTCCAAAAGAAAGAATTGGGTGGAACATATCAATTGGAGGTTCTGGATACAATTATACTAGAATCGGCGATATATCAAAGTTTAGATCAGAGCTTCAGTCTTCTAGGATGCTAAATGAAGATCTAAAAAGAAAGCAGGGTGAAACATTTAAGCTGAACTATTATTCTGATGCAGAATCTATAGCTCTTAGAAAAAAGAGGGCTAAAGAACACATGGCATCTAAGAGTGGTATCAAATGCTTAAATGCTATGCACCACAAAGTTAAATGCCCATATTGTGAATTGGTTACAAATCATGGGAATATGAGAAGGCATATTAAGAGTAAGCATGTCGATTAAACACGCGGCCATTATCCCATTGATAGGTGGTTCTGTAATTGCTAGTCAAGAAGTTTTTGGATCCATCCCAGAATATCTATTAACATACGAAGGATTCCAAGCAAATGAATCTCATCTACTAAACTGGTATAGATCATCACAAAATAAAGATATTCCGTATCATTATGTTGATAGGAATGAAAAACCCAATACTAAAGTACAAGTAGTTTCAACCGTCTGTCCGTGTGCTGGCCTTTCTCAGTTGTCCCATGGTTTTGGCACTCATAATCAAAATAACCAATGGATGGTGCGATCAGCTGAATACATCCTCGGAGAATTAAAGCCAGACGTATTCTGGGGTGAGAATGCGCCAGGATTTGCCGGTAAAATTGGAGCAGATATTAGAAACCAAGTGAGAAAGATTGGCAGAGATAACGGTTACGCGATGACCGTATATCGAACTAGATCTCTATTACACGGAACCGCTCAGACTCGGGAGAGAACGTTCTACTTTTTCTGGAAGGGAATGAAGACTCCTCTTCTAGGATACTATAATCGTCCATGGAAGAAGATAGAGGACGTGATTAGAGATGCTCGTTCTAATACGATGCAAGAGCCAATCAATCCAAAGACTCCATCTAAGGACGACCCATATTATCGATTCATTCTAGAAGAGATGTATGGAGGACTCACTCACCATCAGTTCTCACACGAAAAGATGGAATTCTTAAAAGTTCGATCAAATGATGTATTCAGCTTTATCGAACAACAGGGATACGACTATAAACAGGTTGGCGCGTGGCTAGAGAAGAACGGATATGATAAAGAAGTCGAGAAGTGTAAGTATAAGTATGATAAGCTTGCTTCTGGTGGTAACGTCATGCGCAGAGGTACCATTGTCCCCAAGGACTTTATCGGAGCATTTGTCGGCCACTACCCAAGTATGCTCACACACCCAGATATCGACAGATATATTACGTACAGAGAAGCACTATCCATCATGGGTATGCCTGAAGATTTCGAACTATTAGATCCAAAGAAGTCTTCTAATCATATTTGTCAGAATGTTCCAGTCAAAACAGCCAGAGACATGGCTGTTGAGGTCAATGAGGTTCTTCTTGGTAATCGACCATATCTTGACTCTAGCTACACGTATCAAGTAAATGCTCACCAATCTCATGAGATATGGGAAGAGAAAGAGACAAAAACCATTATTGACTTCATGGCTTAACTATAAATAAAAGGACATTATGGAAACCAGTGAAACTCAAGAGCCCGAACTAAACACTATAGGAACTCTTGAAACTCCCGCAGAACCCGTAGATTATAAGTTCAAAGAAGATTTGTATCTTCAAGAACTCCTAACCTACATTACTTCAACATACGGTCAGCACTATTCACTCTCAAAGATACAATCCACAGAATTCATCATTGACGCGGGACATGGTCTGGGATTTACTATTGGGAACATCATCAAGTATGCGCAAAGATACGGAAAGAAGGCAGGGTACAATCGTGCCGATCTTCTTAAAGTATGTCATTACGCGATAATGTCGCTATACGTGCACGACCACTTTACAACAGAAAAGGAATAGACTTAAATGAGAGTCTACATCTTGCTTGACCGCAGCGGTTCTATGGCTACGCAATGGAACGATACTCTTGGAGCCATTAATGCGTACGTCACAGAGCTTCCCGGTGATACAAATGTTTACATCGCTTGTTTCGACTCCGGTTATAATCTTGATGTAAATTACGATGTTCTACGGAACACAACAGTAAAGGGATACACTCCTCTTACTATCAAGGACGCCTCTCCTCGTGGAGGAACTCCTCTCTATGATTCTGCAGCTCGTCTTCTTGACACTGCATTCAAAGAGTCTCCAGACAAGGCCTATATTATCTTCATGACTGATGGATATGAAAACACTTCTAAGAAGTTCAATCAAACAGCCATCAAGGAGAAGATTGCTAGAGCAGAGGACCGTAAGTGGGAAGTTGTCTTTCTTGGAGCAAACTTTGATAAGGTTACCGATCAAGCTACCGCTATGGGAGTTAACTTTAATAAGTCATATAATATCTCAACCTCTAATCTTTCAGATGAGATGAAATTTATGGCTACTAATACTATGGCATATGCTTCTCATGGTACAGCAACTTTATTCAGTGATTCTGATCGTAAAAGAGCAACATCAAATAAAAAGTAAATCGTAAGTGTCAGGGATAGAAATTAAAATCGAAGTAGAAGAACTTCGTAAACATAAGATTATGGTAGCCACTCCTATGTATGGAGGGCAGTGTTCTGGAATGTATTGTAAGTCTATAGCTGATTTATCAGCACTAGCGACTAGTTATGGAATGCAATTACAATTCTACTTCATGTTTAATGAATCTCTGATTACGAGAGCGAGGAACTATTGCTGTGATGAGTTTCTCAGGAGTGATTGTACTCATCTAATGTTTATTGACTCAGATATTGGGTTCAATCCACATGATGTAATAGGTCTCCTCGCTCTCATGATTAAGAATCCTGAGTATGATGTCATAGGAGGACCATATCCAAAGAAGTGTATCTCTTGGGAGAAGATCAAACTAGCAGTAGACAAGGGCATAGCTGATGAAGATCCAAAAGTATTAGAAAATTATGTCGGTGACTATGTCTTTAATCCAAAGTCTGGAGCTGGTTCTATTCGATTAAATGAACCAGTTGAAGTGTCTGAAATTGGAACTGGATTCATGATGCTAAAGAGAGACACTCTGAAAAAGTATTCAGAATTTTTTCCAGAGTTATCGTACAAACCAGATCATGTAAGAACCGAACACTTTGATGGAAGTAGAGAGATTCATGCATACTTTGACACAGTGATCGATCCTAATACCAAAAGATATCTATCAGAAGACTACATGTTCTGTTATAATGTTCAAAAGATGGGCGGTCGAGTATATTTTGCTCCATGGATGCAACTCTATCATGTTT